CATCGTCTGACACCATATCGTCTTCGTCTTTAATCGACGTCACGCTTGTCGTTGCGTCTGTTAGCGTGCCAAACGACACTGTGCCGGTCGTTGTGATGTTGGAATCGCCGTTGTCGATTGCGCCGAACCCTGACGTGATGCTTCCGCTGTCTAAAGCGCCTACCGTAGTAATGTCGCCAGTGAAGTATGTGGCCAAGTCTGTCACAGCAACTTGCACCATCGTGCCGCCGTCATTCATTACGACGCGATCCGCGTCTACAACTGTGGTCGCCGTGGCTGTCGTGTCGCCATCCAAGATGCTGATCTCAGACGCTGTCGCTGTGACGCCGCCTAGGGTGTTAAGGTCGTCAGCAGTTGCAGTTACAGCCGTTCCGCCAACTTGCCATGAGCCCTCTGTCAGGTTTGGCGTGATAGCCGTCGTTCCGTCGAGCAAGTTGTCGATAGTGTCAAGGTTGTTATTTAACTTTGTGCCCCAAGTGTCAGCGGACGCGCCGACTTCTGGCTTAACTAGTTCATAAGTTGTTGTCGTTGTGTCTGCCATAAGTCTCTCCTATGCGGCTTCCGACCAAGTGTCGTTTGCAGATGAAGCCTCTGTCCATGTATCTGTGGGCTCTGTAGACGCCGTCCAAGTGTCGTCACTAACGCCCTGCGTTGCCCATACACTATCATCATCCGCCTGTTCTGTCCAAGTGTCAGATACAAGCTCCTGAAAGTCCCAAGTGAAACGCGCATCTAGTGTAGGCTGGCCCGCAAAGATGTCATTAAGAGATAGCTGGTATACTTGCGTAAATGGCAGCGTATCAACAACAGGAGTGCCCGCGTACAAGTCTTGAGGCGCAAAGTTGCTCGTGACGGCCACAGTCGCTGTATCGAGAACAGGTTCACCAGACGTGATGTCTTGCGGCGCAAAGCTCTCATCCTCAAAGACAGGCGCAGTGTCTAAAACTGGAACGCCCGCAGTAATGTCCTGCGGGGCAAAGTTACTTATTACGGAGACAGTTGCCGTGTCGAGGACAGGTACGCCAGCCGTGATGTCTGACGCGATAACCTCGACATTCTTTACACCACTATCCGCGAGTGGTGCGGAAGCTAATGGTGTAAAGCCTAGCATGGGTTATGACTTCCAGTAAGTACGACCAGCCGTAATGGTGCTGTTGATGCGCGTCATGTCTTTGCCGCCATCTGTGTACTTGCTATCTAGCACTTCCGCTTCCAAATGCATGACCATGTTGCCGACTTGCTTTTTCTTTTCAGCATCGCCCTCATGTTCCATTTTCATGCCGTTCTGGATGTTTTCAATCTGATCGCACATGTGCAGCAACTTTAGGTAGTCGCGGTCTAATTCATTTACAGCCATCTTAGTTTCCTTCTAGTGTAGCTATACGCGCCTCTAGCGCATCACATTTAGCCGACAACTCTTGTACGGCTTTTACAAGAATAGGATACGATCTAACGTAATCCGCTTCTAACTTTTCTGGGTTCGCCCAACTCACCAAGCGTGTGCGTGATGACGATGAATGGTCTAACTCAACATCGTGCAACTCTTGCGCAATGAAGCCAATGTCTGGCTTTGCTCCTAGTGACCCATCGCGGCGGTTCCAAGTAAACTGCACTGGGCGCATGTCGTTGATGAAATCTAGGCCATAAGGGATGTCTGCGATTGCAGTCTTATCGCGTTCATCTGACAAACTGCTGATTGTCTGTACGTTGCAGCGTAGAGATGTAATGTCGTTGTCACCAAGCGTAATTTCGTTTGTTGCTGTTGCGCCAGACGGAATTGCCTGAGAACCAAGGCACGTTACATTGGAGCCTGTTGTTAGTGCGTTTGTTGAAGAACCATCTTGAGAATATCCCGCGAGACTCCCCAAGAATGTATTATTATCGCCTGTTGTAACACGAAACCCAGTAATGTGCCCCAAAGACGTATTGCTGCCTCCGCTGGTCACACCCCCCAGTGCTGAGTTCCCGAAACCATTATTCGCGGCCCCCGATGTTAAAGCGTAAAGAGCATTTCGGCCAAACCCGTTATTGTAAGAAGCTGAACCACCATTGTAACCAGCTTCATAACCCACAAAAGTACAATAATCGCCGCCATCTAAATCATAGCCAGCTTGATAGCCTACCGCCACATTATAACTGCTACCAGCAATTGCTGATGCCATTGCGTTATACCCAACAGAAATAGAAGAAGTATCTGCTTTTGCACCAAAACCAATCATGACACACGAGCTCGTTGCGGTACCTATCGATCGGGAGCCATACCCCACAGCCGCGTTGTAATCACCGCTATACAAGCCATCTAGGCTTTCGGCACCAACGGCTACGTTGTACCACGGGCTACTAGTACTAGAACGGCCCAAAGCATCACTACCTACAGCGACTGATGCGTAGTGATTTCCATCTGACATTGCCGAAAAACCAACGGCTGTACCATAATCCCCATTACAGTCATTCATTGCGAGGTAGCCAATCGCTACTTGGTAGTCTTTTGACGTACTATTATAGTTGCCAGCATATGCGCCTACATAAGTGCCACCAGTTAGAAAGTCGCCATAGCCAGATTGCGCACCAACAGCTGTTGTGTAACTGTCTGTTGTGTTCTGGGCCATCGCGGCTTGCCCGACTGCCGTGTTATATCCCCCTGTCGTTACATCTTGAGCCGCACCCTGTCCCAAAGCGGTGTTCCGCGTCCCAGTATTGAGAGTTTCTAGAGCTTGGTTACCGACTGCTACGTTGTAAGTGCCTACAGTCATAGCTGCTAATGCGGTGCTACCAATCGCTAAATTCTGATTACCGTCAAATGCATTTTGCCATAGCATCGCCGTGCCAGTTTGGTCAGGCAGCGTGATAGTTTGGTCAGCAGTTGGGTCAGCAACGGTTACGGTAGTTTCATAGGCGTCGTTAGTTGCACCTTCAAAGACAAGGTTCATCCCTGTGTGTAAAGTTAAAGAAGTGTCGTTAATCTTTACTCTATCATCAAAGGTTCCACTGCTATCGAAAGATTTAAATAAGAAAGAACCGCCATTTGATATCCTTTGAGAGAATATTGCATCGCCAGTAGAAGCAGCCCCCATAAAAAGACCATCGTTAATGCCTGATCCGCTTACGGCGTTTTGAACAACGATATAGTTAAAGTTGCCACTATTATAAAGATAATTGTTACCCGCTGTGCTTGCAGTTATGTTAAAAAGACCTGTGGTGCTGTCTTGCAAAAGAACATCGCCACTCGCATCTGGCAGCGTAATCGTGCGGTCAGCAGTAGGGTCAGTGACATCTAGTCTTAAATCAAACCCATCGTTTGTAGCACCTTCAAAGGTAATTGGCGTACCACCCGCATCCTGAGTAAATATCGTAGGCTTCTTGATGGATACCATTTCTGAAACTTCAGTGGTCGCATTTGGCCCGATGCGTATGTAATCCTGATTATCTACTCTAAGTGTAAGAGAGCTGAAGTCTTCAACATTGCTTGGGTCTACGTCTATTTGCCAATGGTCGAAGTTCTGTCTTGGGCCAATCGATAAATTAGATCGGGAGGTTGAACCCACAGCATCTAAGTTGATGCCAACATCTTGGGAACCTGAAGCGGATTGAACCTGTAAAAACCCATCGCTTGTTTGGACTGCAAGATTACCACTGGCATCAGGCAGCGTAATCGTGCGGTCAGCAGTAGGGTCAGTAACGGTCACAGTAGTTTCAAAGTCGTCGTTAGTAGTCCCTTCAAAAATAATGTTTCCACTATTTTGGCTCAAGAATAAGCCAGTGTTTTGCAACCTCGCACGAATACTTCCACCTGTGTAGAAGTCCATTTGGTTAGATGTTTTATTACCAGTAATAGCTGGACGCTGACTGCCACCACCCCAACCAATAAACTGGTCATCTGATATGTTTTGACCTGCATCAAAATCAACCTGACCGCTAAACGTACCGCCCGCAAAAGTCGGGCTTGCTGTTGTAGAGATGTCTTGACCAATAGAAAACTCTGTGCCTGTCTGCGTAATACCTGTGCCAGCCGTATATACCGCTGTTGCCGCAACTTGCGTAAACGTAATGCTTGTTGTGCCGAAGGTAATAGAACCCTCTGTGTTCATCACATAAAGCTCACCAGCGCCCTCTGTACCCTCTAAGACAAAGAACGCGTCACCTTGACCCAATGCATCTGGATCAGAGGCACCATAGCTATCTGCATCAGTTGCGCGCGTTAGCACCCAGTTTGTGCTTGCGCTGCCAACTGTCGTAACCGTGTAAATGCCGTTTTGCGTTGCGTCTGTTTGTTCATACAACAATACGCGATCATTCAACGACAGCGCCACGCCATCAATCGTAATGGCTTCCTGTGTGCTGTTGTTTGTGAGCGTAGCGCCTACACCGTTTGTGCCATTGTCATACGTTGCAGATAAGCTACCTTCACGCTCTACACGAACAGGATCATGGTAGTGCAAGCCCGCCGCCGCAATGGTATCTACATACTGTTTTGTCGCAGCACCTAATGACGCGCTAGGATCGGCGTTCAAGACAAGGTTGCCTGTCATTGTGCCGCCAGTTTTCATCAGCGCGCCAGCCGCAGTGACATTTGCAGTATCCGTTACGTCAGCACTCGCCTCAATACCGTCTAGCTTGGCTTTGTCTCCATCTACAAACGCACCCTCTGACGGTGGCTGCTGTACATCCTCTGCCGCCGCAGTGACAAAGACAATCGCATCGCCAGAAAGACTTAGAAGCGAACCAGTAGAGCTTTCTGTCAGTGTGCGTGAAAGCGTTGTGCCTGACGCGGTATATGTACCCGTGCCAATCTCCCATGCGCCATCTTCTTCAATCGTATAGCGTACTGTGTCGCCATCGCTGATGCCCGCAGAACTGAAGGTCTGGTAGCCCTCTTCCGCCGACCCAAGCGTGATCGTGCCAGTGCCAGTTGTAGCTGTTGCGACTTTAACGCGATTGGCGAGAGTAACCATTTAACACCTATGCAGGATCAGGAATTTCAATATCAAAGGCGTCAGTCGTAAACGAGTTGCCGCTTACCACTGACTGCGAAGTTGTTAGCTCACCAGCCGCCAATAGCTGCGTCCCCGTTGTGTCAGAAATCGCATAATGCGTTGCCGTGCCTGACGAGCCAATCGTTCCACCGGTTGTTGCGGAAACCGTTACCTTACGACCCGAAACATCGCCATCTGCAATGGTGCCAATCGTGATTGTTGTCTGGTTGCCTAGTGAATATGTACTAGTCGCCTCAGTGTAGTTTGTTGGCTCTTGCGAACACACATCCAAGCGGTCGCCGTCGTCAATCAACACTTGCAGCGCGGCGTCATATACTGGGTTTTCTAATCTCGGCATCTCGCTCTCCTAGAATGAGTTAACTTGCATGCGCAAGCCAGAGCCGCCAAATTTGGCTTTTTCGTTGTTTCCGTTTATACCATCAATGGCGTTATTATACAAAGACGCCCACACTTGCGTCCGAGCATCGTCAACCAAGTAAGGCGCTGAGTGCACCAGAGCGCCATACAGGTACGCGTCTGGGAAGTATTCAAGTATCCAGTTTGACGTGTTGCTGTCTGACAAGCCAGCCGTGCGCGCATAGTAGTACAGCTCACCAGTGTAGGTCGTGTCAGGCGTAGGCCATACCTCTATTTGGCCCGCGATCACAGAGTATACTTGAGGACGTCCAGTTGTGTCTGCGTTGCCTTGGCGTTTCGTCTGCATGTAAACTGGCGTGACCAAGTCAATCGGGCGCTCGTCAACGTCTAAATGGAAGCGCACCGCCTCCATAAATCCGCTTGGCAATTGCGTGTAGCGCGCGTCGATGTTCGCCGTGGCGCGCTCTTCCATGCGCCAGTGACGTATCTTGCGATCCATATCAGCTTCGGTCAGCGAGATAAAATCACCGATAACAGCATCGAGGTCGCTACGGTTTAGCCAATTAGATATGGCAGACTTCAGCTCGGAATAAGTTGTAATGCTCACAGCGTGCCCGCCCTTGTCCTAAATACTCTATTGTCTCGGTCGTTGAGCCACTGCTTAAACTTCTTCGGATCGTCCGCAATGCCTCGTCTCTTGAGGTCATAATACACGTTTAATGGGATTGACGCCACCTTGTTGACGTCGCGGTATCTGTCGGGGGTATCGTTGTACTGACGCTTGTTTGCTTCCGCGACCGCTGTGACGTCTTGCTGCGTCTCGATCACGTACTCGCCTTTGTCAGTAACGTGCCAATATTGTGTGATGCCGGTGATCGGATCGCGTCCAAATAATCTCTTTTGTGGCATGCCTATCTCCCAGAAGTGAGAGGGGCGACCGAAGCCGCCCCGTCAGTCTTATGATACGTTCAAGTCTGCAACAACTGCGTGTGCAGCCTCTGAAGACACTTTTAAGCCGAATTCGGCGATCACCATTGACTTCTCGGCGTCGCCAGTTTTACTCAACTCGACGTTCTGGATTGGACGTAGGTAGCATACAGATGCGTACTCTGGATCAAGTAGATATGCTGACCGCTCTGGGCTAAATCTGTTAGCTACACAAGTCAAACTACCGAAATCGGACAAGTATACGTCCGCAGCGCCAATAATCGTTGTTGGCGCGTCTGATGGCGCTTGGTAACGCTGTGCCGCGATACCCGCGAAGCCTGACACAACTGTCTTGTTGTGTGGGCCTACCATCAAGATTGAAGGCTGACCGCCAGAAACGAATGCCTGCTGCATTGCGTCTTTCAGCATTGTCTCAGTGAAATCACGCTGAGTGCCGTCTGTACGTGCAGTAGTACCGTTACCAGTTGCCAACGCACCGCCTGAACCAGCGCTTGCGTTTGACGCGATCCACGCGCCCAAGCCACCTGTCTCACGAGCAGTTGAGCTGTCGCCAGCAACTTGCGCGTTGTTCGCAGTCAAAACTGCTTCGATATCGCGCTTTAGCTCTTTACCGCGCTTTGCGATTTGGTAGCTTAGTTCGTCGTTGCGACCAGCAGTGTCTAGCGATGAGAAGTTGTCTGCAACGATAGTTGTACGGCGGCGGATGTGTGTGTAGTTACCCACACGAGTTGTCGCTGATGTGCTATCGAAAGATGACACGTCATCCCCGTCAATAACGGCTGTTGTGCTTGTTGATGCCAAGCTATCAGTCTGCCACTCGAAGTATGTGTTGGCTACGTTTTCTGAGCCGACGTTTGACTGAAATGGCACCTCTTCAGGTGAAATGTTCGCGATCACGTCTGCAAGTGATTCACGGATACCTACACCGTCGTGCGATGTAAATGTGTTTGCTACGATTGCCATAATGGCCTCCTAAAGTAGAGTTTTGATTGCAGCCGCGGCGTCTGCGACGCGGCCGGTACTTCGTGCGCGCTGTAGCGCTTGTTGTTGCCCTGTCTTTGGTCGAGGCTGCGAGCCACGAGAACCAGCTTTGAGTGTCTTGGTCTTCTGCGTCTTCGGCTTTTTCTTGGCCTCCGTTGCGCGTGTCTGACCTTGATCGTATAACATCGCTTTCCTCGCTAACTTCACAAGCGTAGCATTCGTTAGACCATTAACATCTTGCTCGCTGAAACCCTCCTTCAGGAGGAACCCGCGGATGTCTTTGGCCTCTTTAGACGCGACAGAGTTGTCACGCCATTCAGGAATGAGTTCCGGCAGTAACTCGCGCTGCTGTTCGAAGTATTGAGCTTGCATCTGTTCGACGCGTTGCTGTTCCAACCCCATCATGCGCTGACGCTCAGCTTCAACCGCCTGCAATTGAGCTGAACGCTCGTCTTGCTGCTTTTTCCACTGGCGCTCTGCCTTCGCTGCCATCACGGGGTCTGTGTCATACAGAGTGTCCCAGTCTGGCTCCTGTTCGACCGGCTGCTGCAAACGCTCCTGCAATGCAGGCAACATCTGAGCATATTGAGCACGTTCACGCTGTATCTCTTCGAAGTTTGCTTCGAGCTCCTTGCGGGCCTCTGCAAGCTCCTGAGTTTTGCGTGTGTAATCCCGCTGCCTCATGCTTCCGCGTTTAAGCTCTTCGACGGTAATCTCTTCTCCGTCTACTTCGACCGTGGCCGATAGTAAGTCGAAGGATGCGTCGTCCTGCTCTCCAGCATCGTCTTCAGCTTCGAAATCGCCTTCGTCCTGTGAAGCGTACTCTTGTTCGTACTCTTCAGCGTCCTCTGGCATTTCGGCGTCTGCCTCTACGGCTTCGGCCTCAAGCGCATCAGGCTCCGTCACGGTATCCTCTTCAGGCGCGATCATGGCTCTGATTGCATTTTGTGCGGTATTCAGATCAGTCCCTAACGGGTTGTTGGCTTCTGACATCCTTAAACTCCATATTATGCGCTATTTTGTCTTTTTTTCAATAGTCGCATTATCTTCCATTGCGCGCAGCTTCTGGCGAACCGCCTGTACGCCGCGCAGTTTCATGTAAATGCCCTCTCGGGCACCGTTATCGCTGGCTTCAGTTGTCTTGAACTCCTCCCAGCAATCCTGCTCGATTTCATCCATGAAACGAATAAAATCTGTGTCACGTAAGAGACGGGCAGCCTCGTGCCCGTCGTCTATGATTTGTTGCTTACTCTTCACGCGCAGCATCCTTAATTAGATCAGCTTGCGCCTTCATAACTTCGCGATTGATCGCCATGTCAGAGCGTATCTTTTCGACGTTAAGCTGCGTGCCGTATTTCGCCTGCAACTCCTCCGCCTTGACGTAAAGCTCTGCCTCCAGCTCGTCGCGTTTGCGGTCGTCTTCCATGAACATCTTCTCGCGGCCAAGTTGCAGCTCGGCTGCCTTCTTCTGGATGTCCGCTTGAATTTGCTGAATCTGTACCTGAATGAGCTGCTCGTTGATGTCTGGCTTGTCTTCTTGTGGTGGCGCTTGGAATTGTGATGGGTCTGACCAGAATTGCGACACGTCCTTGAACCCTGCAAGCTCCGTCATCGCCTTCAGTGTATTCGACAGCTTCTGCATGTCGGTCAACGGGTTTACCGCACCCATGGTCGCCATGGCCTCTTTCTGCATCTCACCGATCTGACGCAACATCATCATGCGCTCAGTGTCGGTGCCGCGGCCAAGTGCGACGTTAATCGATACATCCATATTCGCATTCCACGCGCGTGGGTCGATCGGCACAAACTGGTTAGCCAAGCGGATCATGCGCGGCTGATCTTGATGCGTCGTAATCAAGTGCAACACAATACGATAAAGCTGCTTCATTCCGGTTTCCGCAAAGATACGCGCAATCATCTCAATGTGCTGCTGAGCGCTCGACACAGTCGCGTTTACCGCTGCCGCGGTGGATGACTGCAAGGCGCCGGCATCGAGGCCCATAGACGCCTTTGAGATGCCTGTGCGGGCCTCTTTGATCTCGTCCATGTATTGCAGCACTGGGAATGCCTGTTGGCCAACAAATGGCATAGACAACGGCTGCACCTGACCGGCGGAACGCTGGCGAATGATGGCGCCGACCTCTGTCGACATGACGTCATCGATATTAACCATACCCTCGGTCACTGCGACGCGTGGGTGGATTGACATTGCCAAGCTGTCGAGCGTGTTACGCATGATCGATGACTTGATGCGCTGGATGTCCATGACGGTGTCTGCGATCGACATGCCAAAGAAGTCGTGCGCCTCTGGGTCTGGGCAGAACACGGCGAACGGCAACATCGCGCACGGCTCGTTCATGAGGATCGTCTTACCGTCGCCCGCGGTGCAAATTTTACGCAGCTCTGCGATTCCGTCGCCGTCGTAATCGACGCGGATATAGTTTTCGACGTAAAGCACCTTTTTCATCGCAGGATCGTTGCGCTCGTTCATCTCGTTAGAGAGAGCACGGTTTCGCGTGCTGCGCTCGATGTTTGTCTCCATATCGTCGTAAGACGATCCAAGCGACGCAACGTCGTCGTACTCATAGCCCATGGCCACAAGCTCGGAGACGGTCACAATGCGGCGGTGCGCGACATAGTCCGCGTCCTCTAACGATTTACTTTCACGCGAAATCAGGAATTCCTCCGGCGGCACAGCCTCTAGCTTCACACGGCCATCCGGATACGTGTATGTGGCGCGCACGGCGTGCACCATGGGCGGAGGTACAATTGTACCAGTCATAGGGTCAATTTGTGGCTCGCCGATGGGCTCGGATGCGACGATATCTACTTCAACGTCAGGGTCGGCCATAATCGCGCTCAAGGCGTTATCGTCGAGGCCAGACAAGTCGTGCGTTTCAAAGCGTGTCTGGTCATCCCAATAACACTTCAACACGCCAGCCTTGCGAATCAGCGCGTCCTTGAACGCCGCGTGGATGTGCAAAAAGCCGTTATTGTCGCGATTGATGATGTAGTTTGCGTATTCCGTCGCCTGCTTGGCTGCCGCGACATCCTCCGGCCCTTGGGGCGTGTATTCGACGGTGCGGTCGGTGCCATGAAAAATACGCATCAGCGACGGCATAATAGCCTGCACAGTGTCGCGCACGTCCATGCTGACAACTTGGCTTCGACCCTCTTCCTCATTGCCGAACGGCTCGCCGCGGTAGTATTGCGTGGCAGTGGCGCGTGTCGGGCTAATCCAGTTGTCGATAAAGTCGATTGCGTCGTCGATCTCTTTACCAACGATGCCTTGCAGCTCGTCGTCGTCCATCTGGTTAGGGTTCATTTCGGCTTCTAGTTGCGCCGCCAGTTCGTTGATTTCGTAGTCCATGTTAGCGCTCCTGTCTCGCCAAGTAATTCAAGATGCCATCAATGATTTGCGGCGTTAATTCTTGCGCGGGCATCTTGGTCTTGATTGCGTGTGTCATATTAGCTTCCGTGAGTGGGTTCCCACGCTTATCTAGTTTACCACTAATTGCGTCGTAAACGTCTTTAAAAATAAGCCTCTGAGGAACTGGACGCAATGATCCGAGATAATCACCGGTAATTTGCGTGTTATATGTTGAATGCGGCACATTCGCTGCGGGCTTGTCGCCTTTAGGCGTATTGAACCTTAAAGGAGCGCCAGTATCAATGCGACTAACTCCTAATCCAAACATACCCGCAGGCAATTCATACTGCGTGGGGTCTGTAACGCTTTTTCGCACCTCCGCTGGGCTAGGTAAGCCAGCATCCTGCATTGGCCTGCTATCCATTAAGCGAATAAACGATTTTCGGTTTGGTGATGAAGTATTTTTCACCCAGTCACGTAAATCTGGAGAAAGTAGGCCAACAAATGTTGGGTCTAACGCCTTCATAGTAGCGTCAAATTCTCTTGCTGTTTTCTTAGTGATTTTAGCCCCTTTAACAAGTTCTGCTGCGGCTTCACCCGTAAATGTTGCAAAATCGTTTGCGTCAGGCGCCATACTGCCCGTAACGCCAAGAATATCACGCCCACCGAAGTCACTCTGGGCTTTGTCGGCCTCTTTCGATAAACGTGTAATGATATTCTGATTAGACGCCCAAATTGATCGATCTTTTTGAGCCGCTGGGCCGACTTTAAAGTCAACTCCGCCTTCGGTGTACACTGGCGCATCAAATTTGTAATCGTTGACACCTTCAACAAGTAAGCCGCGAGATGTACGATCCCCATAGAAGGGCAAGATCACTCTGCCTTCCATATCTTCCCAGCTCATTGGCTTGCGAGCTAAGTTTTCGCCTAAATCGCTTTGCTGTACTTCTACTTCGGAAAACGGACGACGCATCTTGGTTTTTTGGTAACCAAGCGGGTCTAGTTGCTCTTTCGTAAGTGGTTTATCAAGTGGCGGGCCTCCGTTGTCGCCGATTGCGGCAAGAGCTCCTGCTGCGCGTGAGCGGTTTGCCGCTAAGATATTCGGATTAACAACGCGAATGCCAAACTC